TCCATCAGGTAACAATAAAACTACTTATACTAAACGCCAACATGATGATATTGCTTATTTCTGCGTAAGTTTATTTATAAAAGCAAGTAAAGCACTTGTAGATAGACTTGCAAGAGAAATAGAAGCAGATGAAACAATAAAGACAAAAGGAATAAAAATAGAACACTTTGGATATATACTACCTCATAAATACGCAAAAGAGAAAGAAAAGCAATACACAAAAATAATAAATGACTTTTTAATAGAGAAGAAGGGGAAATAACTATGGCAGAAATCATAAATCAATTTTCTAATGGAATGCAAAATGATTGGGAGAAAAACAATCAGCCTGAAAACTCTTACAATTATGGAGAGAACATAAGACTACAAGGGGAGAATGCTCAAAACATTTCTATTGAAAATGTTAAAGGAAATGTACGCCTTGTTAATTTCTTACAATGCGAAACACGTTATAAAGACCCAAATGTTCCGATAGAAAAAGAAACTATTCCCGTGCCTTACGCATTAGACGGTGAAGAATATAAAGCCATAGGAATTACTACGGTAAAAGATTTTGCTATCATATTAGTAAGTAATGGAAAAGTGGGATATATATTGTTTCATAAACCTATTCCGAATACAATAGGGCAACACAAGTTTTACTCTATGATACCCCATAATAATACAATATGGAGTGATTACAGCTTTAATCCCATTGGCATACATTTAGGATATGATGTAGAATATCACGATACCTATGCAGAATTACGAAGCGACAATAAGATATATTACTATATAGCAGGGAAAAACAATAAACCGAGCCGAGCAATTATATTTGATAGCAAATGTGCGCAGTGTCAATGTTCTGATTGTGATGAACCTTTATTTCCTTATTTTTTAGATAGTAATTACAACTATGATAATTTTGATAGTTTAACAAGAATTATTCCTTATAGTAAAGACCCGATAATTCATCTTAAAGGATTTAATCAAACACCACAACATCTTGCGGGAGTAAAAAACGGTGGAAACGTAGAAAGCGGAAATTGGAAATATAGCATACGCTATATAGACGCCTTTGGTAATAAAACAAATTGGTCGCCTATATCAGGAGAAGTCCCCGTGTATGATGAAGCATTACAAGACGATAGAAACCAAAATTGGAATAGAATATACGGTACTCAACCTCAAAGAAAATGTAGAAAATCTGTATTGTTAGAAATACATAGAGTAGATACAAACTTTACAGAAGTAGAATTAGCTGGAATACATAATAGCGATGGAATAGAAAGTGCATATATCATAAAAACTGCATTTATAAATAAAAACTCGTCTATATTAGAAATAGAGCATAATGGCTATGAACCATATATCCCTATAAACATAGAAGAAATTGTATTAAACAAAGCGAATATATTCAACTTTGAAACTCTTAAAAGTTTAGACAACTATTTATTTATTGCATCTATTAAAGAAACCTTATTAAAGAACTATTTACCCTTACAAAAGATAGCAGACGAAATAAAACTTACATGGGAGATATATACTATTCCTGAAAGTGAAGGGACTTTTAATGACAAAGTATTAACTATAAACACTTCTCCAACTCAAACAGAACTTATTGATAGCAGACCAAAGGTAGGAAACTACAAAATCCCATTTAATACCTTTTATAAATTAGGATATTTTAGAGATGACCATTATAGCTTTGGAATACAATTTAAGTTAACAGACGGTACTCGTACTCCCGTGTTTCCTATTGGCAAAGCAGACTTAAATACTATTGTACAAGGATTTCAAGAGAATGATAATGTTGTTAATTCGGATAATTGTAGTGCATCATTAGGAAATGATAATTATTGGCATCAAGTACCTACGCAAGAAAACTTAATTTATAAACCTGATAACATAAAAGATGAGGACTATGATATAAACATAGATTTTTGTGCATTAGTAAAGAACTTTTCTTACTATAAAGAAGGAGCTTATATTTATAAATCCCCACCTCATATAAGCGGATATGAAATTATTGATGGAGACCCTTTTCCTCTTACCGAACAAGTAAACTTGCAAAACTTAAACACGGGTCTTACCGCAGGGTTATCGGGAGCTGAATTATATGAAACAAGAAAGTTATTTACTAATATGGGTAGACCCCGCTATGTAAGAGTATTACACCCTGTTTTTCATAACATACAGATACCTGATAGCTTAAACATAGAAGGATTTTATATATTAAGGTGTGATAGAAACGAATTTGGCAAAATAAAAAGCACGGGGATATTGTGTCCAAGCTCTTGCGACGCGGCAGACCCTGTTAATGCTCCTGATTGTTACACAAAGCGTCCCGCAACACCTGTGTTTTTAAATTGGAGTAGTGCGGCACCAGAAGGGTCTCCGCCAAATCATGGGCATAGTAACTCTTTTAAGGCAGGCGGGCAATTATCTACGAAATGGGCGCCTGTTGTAGGCTATTGGTCGTGGGACGAGATATACGCCAAAGAAGAATACATTGTATCTAATGATGATATATTAGAAGTAGTATATACTAATGCACCTGTACATGCGGGACAAACAAACTCTTGTGGATTTCCTGTTGTAGACCAAACAGTTTATGGCGGATTTCCACCAACAATAGGATATATTCCCACTACTGAACAAAACTTAAACATAATGTATGGTTGTAATAACGTAGCTTATTATGGAGATGTAGGATTTAATACATCTGTGCCAATATTTCCTCCCGATTGGTTTGTTTCTTTATTTCTAAACTTTTGGACTTCATTTTGTGGTCAATGGAACGACCCTATATATATAGGGAATGGCAGTCATGAAGCCTGTTCATCAGGCATGATGTTGCATGCAGAAGTAAATTTATGGCAACGTATCCAAACAAGAAGATTAGATAGGGGATATTATCCTATAATAAGTGCAGTAAATTATGCAACTTACGATAAATATTATCCGATAAAAACACAAGACGGATTATTTAACCTTTATTATGGCTCTCCTAATCCTACAATTACAATAGATATGGCAAACACAACTATTGCTGTAAGGGGTGATGGGGATTGCTCTCCTGGTACTGAACGTCCTCGTTTTCTATTTCAGATGCACCCATGTAAGTTGTTAAATATTGCAGGGATAGGATTTATGCCGTATGTTACAAGAGGCACGGGAAACCATAATGGAAATCCTAATGATAATTATGCTGTTCATTTATCAGGCTACGGACTGCTTATGTATGGAATAATTAGAAAAAGAGAAAGCAGGTATCCCGCACCTATATATAGAGATTATTATTACGCTTCTCATTTTATCCCTACAAAAGATGAAGGTATCACTTATTCTACTATTAGCTCTTACAATAATGGAGTAGAAAATGTTACAGTGCATAATAACTTAAATGTATTTGGAGGCGACTGCTATATAGGAAAATACTATCTTAATATACAAAGAAGGGTAGGTTCTTCTTCTGCTGATAGCTTATCTAACAATACGCAAAATGTATGGGCACCTGCAAGAAGCCGTCCTACTTTCATTTCTTGTTATGGTGAAAGCAAACATAATATAGGACTATACCATGTTGTAAAGAATGAAGATGGAGCAGTATTAGACTTTGGTAGTTACCCTTATTTTACAAACGAAATAACTATTGATAGAGAAATTGCAGAAGTATGGGCAGGAACAGAATATCAATTAGGATATACTACTAAAAAAGATAATTTCTCTCAATTCGTAAAAGATTTCACCGATAGCGAAGAAATTACTTTATATCAAATCAGATACTCACTTAAACATTTAGACGTAAATAAAGAGGACCAATATAGGATATTCTTGATTAACAATTATAAAGATGCAACAAGACGGTATGGACAGATAGTTAAATTAGAAGGGTTTAGTGAGAATTTAATAATGTTTCAATATGACGGGGTAGGGTTTTATAGAGTAAGCCAACAAGCACAAGTCCCTACTTCCGCAGGAGAAGTACAATTAGCTACCGCAGGAGTATTGACTGAAAAGCCTGAATATGTTACAACCGATTTTGAAGCAGGCTTACAAGATTTGCTCAGCGTGAGAAACATAGATATAGGATTATTGTTCTTTGATAAAAAAAGAAAGAAGATAAATCTATTTGATGGACAAAGAGTAACTAATCTATCAGAAGCAAAAGGCATAAAAAGTATAGTTACTGCGCTAAACTACGAACAAGACGTAAAGAAACTTCCTGTATTTATTGCTTATGATAGAAATATGCAAGAAGTATTGATTAAGAAATTACATACTAATCAATACATAGAAACAGATGTTGCTTTTGCAGAAGAACTATTAGAAAAATATCCTCAATTAAATGCAAAAGAAATTCCTGAAATATTAGTATGGTCTAACAGGCTGAATACTTTTGTTTCTTATTATACTTGTAATCCTGATATAGCTTATAGTATAGGAAATAGATTTTTTAGCATGGGCAAATCTTTCAAGCAGACTGTTGTGAACGGCAAACTTGTAAATGAAATTATACTAACTGAACATAATATAGGAGAAAGAGGAACATTCTACGAAAAGAAAAAGAACAGCAAAATTTCTTTTGTGGTTAATCCTAAAAGCAATGTTACTTTTAATGGTCTGAAAATTATCGGGAACTGCGACTTTATTCCTAAACAATATAGAATGTTTAAAGATAGAATTGAGGTGTACCCTAAATCATTAGAAGTAAAAACTTCGTATCAATACAACATAAAGCAATTTATAAACAAGATAAATGTAAGGGATATATATTTTGCCCAAAAGCAAGGAATGCCTATTGATAATATTTTATACAAAGAGCAAGTATGGCATACAGACTTTCCTTTTGCTTTATCAGGAGAACAATTGCAAGTAGCATTAGAGAATAACCTACAACAAGAAATATGGAGTGTTGAACGATTTAGAGACCAATACGCACAACTTGTATTAGAAATGGATAATGCAGAAGGATATGACCCAAATAGTGAAGAATACTTTATATTTAATAACAAACGGTATAGATGGGTGTATGTTATATCTTTGGTTTCTCCCTCATTTATATAATCTGTTTTAATTTATAAATTTTGTTTGTAATTTTGTGTTATGTTAATCAAAATAAAAGACGGGATAGCAGAAGCCTCTCCTCAATTACTTGCATTCAAATGTTTTAAAGAATTTAGGGATAAAGACAAAAGCAAGACTAAACAAGTATATCAAGACCTCTTGATTTTTCTTTACTTCATGTATTCTCATGATAGTATATACTTTGATATGCCCGAAGATATACGTGGTACAGCAGTGCTTAATGGAGTATTTGACAAAACACAACTTAACTTAAAAGACCCACTAACAAAAGACTGTATAGAGATTTATAAATCTAAACAACCCGTAGAAGTATCTTTATTAGAGAATGCATTAAGCGCTGTTTATAAATTAGGGCAATACCTAAAAGATTGTGATTTTACGTTAGAAGATGAAAACGGCAAGAAGAAGTATGACCCAAAAGAGATACGTAGTATATTAAAAGACGTAGGAGATATATTAGTTTCCATTAAAGAGTTAAGAAAGTCAGTAAAAGAAGTAACCGCAGAAGAATTTATAGAGCAGAAATTTATGTTTGAATAGCTTATGGCACAATTATCAGATATTATTTCTGTAAGTGATTTACCTTTATTGACGGAAAGATTTACGGGAACGGACAAGTTTTGCGTTCCCGCAAAAACCTTTAAGGAGAAAGGTGTATATACAGAATATCCCAAAAACACACGAGGATATGTAGAGTATTGGAAAGAGCAATACCATTATTGCATCAATGGAATGGAAGCTAATGGAATTAAGATAACAGGCAGGCATTATTTCTACCTTAATTTTTGTCCTATTTTTCTATTAGAAGAAGGGCAATTAAGAAAAACATCTTCCTTACCTCGTTTCTATGATTACGATAAGTACTATTTTGATAAAATAGATGAAGCTATTAAATTAAGGAAAGGGATATGCTTATTAAAAGGACGCAGGAAAGGATTTTCTTTTAAGGGAGCATCTTTATTAGCATACGAATATACATTTGTTCCATACAGTGTTTCTTTTGTAGGGGCATATTTAGACACTTATGCGAACAACACTTTCACTTATGCAAAAAACATGTTGTATCATTTAATTCAATATACAGAATTCGGGAAGCAGACCATTAAAGATACAGCAGAAAAAATTGTAGCAGGATATAAAAAGAAAGACAAAACAATAGGCGGTAGTAAATCTACCATTGAAGCTATTTGTTTTAGAGATAATGCAGGGAAAGCTATCGGTAATTCTGCGAACTTGTTTTTATTTGAAGAGTTTGGTAAGTTTCCTAATGGCTTATCTGCATACTTACTTACTGAACCTTTATTTAAGGAAGGGAACATCTTTATAGGATTACCTATTATACAGGGTACAGCAGGAGATTTAGAAGAAGGGGTAAGTGATTTTGCGGAGTTCTTTTATAATCCGAATAAGTATAACATGCTATCAGTAGAAAATATATGGGACGCGGATGCAACAAACGGAGGAAGAGAAGTTGGTTTGTTTTTTCCATCTTATTATGGGCATAATGGGGTATACGGAGAAAGCGAATTTAATCAAAAGAAAGAGTTTATAGGAAGGAAAATGATAGATGAAAATGGAAATAGTGTTATAGATATTGCATATCAAGATATATTAGACAAAAGATACCAACTTTCTCTTACAGGTTCAGAAAAAGCAAGATATATATACACCACTGAAAACCCAACTAAACCATCAGAAGCATTCATGGTGGGTAGTTCGCATTTGTTCAATTTAGAAAGACTGAATGCTCAACTATCTAAAATACTATCCCATGCGTCTTATTCTCCACAAAAAGGAAGATTAGAATGGGAAATTATAAATGGAGTAGTACAATATGATAAAGTAAAGTGGATACCTGATGAAAACGGGAAAATACTAATATGGGAACACCCTGATGAATTTGTAACACCACAATCAAAAGTATATTTATCAGGAATAGACCCCGTAGATATATCTTTACAAAAGAAGATGAGCTATCATTCTAATGGCGCAATGTTTGTATTCAAAACCATACAACGTCCTCTTGAAGCCGATAGTGATGTTTCTAAATGGCACGAACACCATAAAAGACTATACAATGCTATTGTATGCGAATATATAGATAGACCTAATAACGTAGAAGAGTTTTATGAAACCACCTTAAAAATTAACACCTATTATAAATGCAATAATTCTTGTATGGTAGAGAATAATAAAAAGAACATTATAGATTTTTATGCAAAACATAACAAGCTATTAACATACTTACATGGAAGTCCTGAAATCCTTGAAGCTAAACTACAATATAAACCATCAATAAAAGTAGGAGTAACCTTAACCGAAGAAGTAAAACAAGTAGCATTAGAGTATTTAGTTATGTTCATGGAGAAATACACTGAACATATTTTCTCTAAAAGACTATTAGAAGAATTGTTACTGTATAACAATAGAGGAAATTTTGATGCAGTGTCTGCATTTCTTATGATTGTATTCATGTTTGAAGAAAGACAATTAAAAATAAAGAGAGCGAATACTGTAAAACAATTTGTTTCTTTGCCTATGTATAGGTACGAGAACGGAAAAATTATAAAGGAGTAAATTTAGTATTTTTGTATTATGGACATAAAACCCTACTTTGGACAACCCATAGAATATATCCAAAGAGATGAATTTGATTGGGCAAAAGAGAATATAGAAAGAGTAATAGAAAATGCAACTATTGCTTCTGCTTCTTTTTATGTAGAAGCAGAAAGAACAATAAGGAACTATTTTACGCAAAAATTAGAGAATTATATCTTATTTCATGGTTCAGAAACCTACTTTGCAAAAGATTATAAAACCCATACAAGCCAAACATTTAGAGTAAGAGATGACCTTACAGGAACAATAAGTGAAAGAGAATATAGTATTCCTATACCTATACGAAACATAAACAATATAAAGCCTATTATCTTGCAGATATATGGAGAACAAATAGCAAGACCTTTTACCTTTTCAGTGCAGAACACGAGTAGCAATGCTACTAAATTAAAGGACGAGTTTTATTTAATGCATGCTGTTGAACTATTAAGTGCCAAACTGAAACAAGATTTAATTGATAGTGGACTTCCATTTAAGAACGAAGAAGAAATAAAAGCTAAACTTGCATCACTCCCTACTAATTTAGAAGAAATAGGAAGAATGCCCTATAAAGACAAGTATGCGTATGCAATGCAATCTTTATTGGAATACTACTATTATAATTATAGCATTAAAGAAATAACTGATTTGGGATTTTTGGATTATCTTATTTTTAACGAAGAGATTTACTTAATCAATTTAGAAAACAGGCGTTCTCCTATTCAGAAAATATCACCCTTAAATTGCAGGTATGATAATCAATATAATTTAACAAATAAGTCTGACCCATCATGGTTTGTCTGTTGGGACTTCTTAGATATAAACGAATGTATAAGTAGGTTTAACCTTACAGATGAACAAGTATATACATTAGAAACGCAACTTAATGAAAATGTATTATATAATCCTAATAGTATTTTAGATGCGAATTTATATCGCCTTTATGACCAAACTTATTTGTCAGGGAAGTTCCTTGTGTATTACGTAATGTGGAAGTCTATTAGAGGTTTTGAAACCGTAAAAGACAAAAATGGCAATTATGTAATAAAAGACTTTGACAAGTATCATGAAAAGCAATTCAAAGAAGCTCTAAAAAACCCGAATGCAAAAAAAGAAACAGTGCATTATCAACAAGCATGGCAAGCGGTTAAAATAGGAGCGCATACATATGTTGACATTAAACCTGTAAAAGCACAACCGAGAGATAGCAAAAACTTAAAGTCTGTACAATTACCTGTTGCGATATGTAAATCCGAAGGACGCAGTTTAGTAGAAGATATGCGAAACATAGACTTCTTACTTAAATTATGTTGGCATAAGGTAGAGTACTTGTTATCACAAGCAAAAGGAAAAATACTTGCCGTAGATTTAGCCTTTATCCCAAGACAATACAATTATGATATAGACCAAGTAGTGTATCACTTAAAAACAATGGGATTGTTCTTATACAATAGCCGAGAAGATGGACAAATAAACAACGGCGGAAACATGATACATGAATTAGACCTTTCTATTTCTAATACATTAGGACAAGTTATACAATTGATACAAGCATTAGAAAAGAAATTGTATGATATATCAGGAGTGAACGAACAAAGAATGGCACAAATGCAAGGAAGAGATAATCTCGGGACAAGCAAAATGGCAATGCAACAAAGCATTTTGCGTACAGAGTTCTTATATAGATCACATGCCCTTTCCTTAAAAAATTTATTAACTATCCTTTGTGATTACGCAAAAGAATATCATAAAGACCCTTTTGATGCTATTTACCATATCATAGGTGAAGCAAATGAGCGAGTGCTAAAAATAATGCCAAACGATTTACTTGCGAATTACTCTATATTTATAAATGACACTACCAAAGAAACAGAAGTCATTAACTCCATCAAGCAATTAGCACAATTCTTCATTCAGCAAAACATGATAGATATTACGCAGTATATTGCTATATTAGAAAGTGAAAGTTTAAGTATTGCGAAAGCAAAATTAGCGGTAGAATTAGAAAGAAAGAAAATAGAAGCACAACAAGCCTCTAAACAACAGCAGGAGTATGAACAACAATTGTTGCAAGCTAAACAACAACATGAGATTGCTTTAATGGAAAAACAATTGCAGTCTAATAAAGAAACTACCCAAATTGCAGAAGAAACAGAACGAAGCAAAGAGATAGAAAGAATAAAATTAGAGCAAGAGAAAATTAGGTTAGAAGCAGAAAAACTTCAAACAGAAAGAGAAAAGCTCCAACAAGAATTAGCACACAAGGCGTATGAAATAGAAGCACAACAAAAATTAAGACAAAAAGAATTAGAAAGCGACCTTACATTAGAGGAGTTAAAAAGAAATACTGAACTTCAAAAATTAGAGCTTCAACATAGATTAGATGCTTTAATGCAAGAAGCAGAAATAAATGCTAAAAAAGAATTAGAGTATGCAAAAATCAAGAAAGATTATGATGAAATGATGTTGAATATGCAAAACCAACAAAAAGAATTTCTCAATCAAACACAACAACAACGTTTAGATTTTGAATATCAATTACGCTTAAAAGAATTAGACGCAGAAAGAGAAAGAATAGCAAACTATGAAAGAAGGTTAGCACAAGACACAAATGATGTTAAGGCATATATACAGAAGATAGAAGCACAAAATCAGAAATTAGAACAAGAATTAGAAAAATTAAAACAAGAAAATTTAATGCAAAAAATCAAACAGATAAACATGGAAACTAAAAACCCTATTGATGAAATACTGCAAACTCCTAAAAAGACTACTATTGCTGAATACGAACAGCAATTAAACAAACAATAAATAAATTTATTATCTTTGCGTAAACTTAAATTTAAATATGAAAAAGACTTATTTTGGAATGCCTGAATACGAGCTTGTTAAAATAATGCAACAAGGAGGCAGTGAGCAAACGCCAACAGACCAAACTGCGGGCGGAAACAATCAAACAGGAGCAAATAGCAATCCTGCTTGCGCCGCATTACAACAAGCACTACCTAATTTGCCTGCTGAATTACAAACTCCTGCGAAGAATGCACTACAAACGGGACAATGCGAACAATTTATACAGATGTTGCAACAACAAGCACAAGGAGAAGTTAATACACAACAAGCCCCTATGATGGCAGGAGGAGGCAAAGATTATTCTGTTTATTTCGGAATGCCTGAAAGTCAATTAGAGAAGATACAGAATTTAGCTGAATACTCATTAGCTATTATTGCACAAAGTGGGGTAAAAGAGAATTTGCAACAAATGCGTAATATAAACAAACTTAAAAGAGAAAAGGCAAGAGAATTGAGAAAAGAAGCAAGAGAAACAGATGACAATTATAGAAAAAGCGTGCTTCGTCAAAGTGCGTCAGAATGGGCAGGTTCTCAATATACTATTGGGGATAAATTGAAAGTATTATTTGGAGTTAATCTTGATGGACTTACAAGAAATATATCTTTATTAGATGCCTTGTTGGGTAATCATAGTTATAAAAATAGCAAGAAATCCAAAGGCGGAAATGAAACGAAAGAAATAGAAGAAACACCCGAAATAGAAACAAAACAGGAAGATGAAGCATTGAAAAAAACCATTCAGGATAAATTGATGGAAAAGGTAAACGAGAATGGAACAAGCAAAGACTTGATGGATTTTATTAGAAATTTCAAAGTAGAAATACCCGAAGAAAAATCTGAAAAGAAAGAAGAAGTTGGAGAAAAAGAAGTGATTGGAGAAGGTCAATTATTTAAAAAGCTAAAAGCACAAAACCCTGATTTGACCTATAATGAGTTTTTGGAAAAGTATATGAATGAAAAGCCAAAAGAAAGAGCTTTCAAAGATGCAGACAACTCATTAGAAAAAGAAGTAGTTGGTGAAGGACAATTGTTTAAAAAACTAAAACAACAAAATCCTAATCTGACTTACAATGAATTTTTGGAAAAATACATGAATGAAAAGCCAAAAGAAAGAGCTTTTAAAGATGCGGACAACTCATTAGAAAACGCCGTAAAACAATCTATGTTTGTAGAACAGCCTAATATACCTATGGAACAACCTAAAAAAGAGAACAAAGAGGGAGTACGATATTCGTTAGGTAGAATAGGTAGTCTACAATCGCAGATATATCAAGAAGCAATAGAGCAATTCGCTAATAAACTTGCAAAACGTTTTGAAGCAACAAACAACGATAAAGGAATGAATTTAGTATACGATTTAGTTACAGACGCAAAAAGAGCAGGAGATAATGAAAAAGAATTGTATGATATTGTTCTAAAAATAATTGCGTTAGACGAAAAAGAGAAATAGCGCTATCTTTGAAATTAAACCAACAGTATTTACACTATTTATAAAAGCAACTGAATAAGTTGCTTTTTCTATTTATAAATTTGTATATTTGCAGTATGGAAGAGAATACAAATCAACAGACCGTACAGCAACAAGGAGCATACGAAAACAACATACAAGAATTTCCTGATATAACTTCTGCGTATGTAGACTTTGATGATTTAGATACAGTAGAAAAACAACATATCCTTGAAGCGTTTGAAAGCAAAGAAGCAGAAGCAGGAATAGAAACAGAAACAGGATATAATCCTTTTACCGAAACTAAAACTCCTGTTGGGTTAAACAATAGCCTTAAAAACATTAAGGCTGTATTAAATCCTCTATTAGCTATTCTTGTTGGCAATCCTACTGCAATAGACAATTTAGAAAAAGCGGGGATATTAGATACAGGAAATTTTGTTGAAGTAAAAGAGTTTATAGAAAACTATTACGAAAATAAGTATTTACCAACGAAAGAGCTTTCTGCTTTATCTCAATATGTTCGTAATGGTGGTAACATAGGCGACTTTTATAAATACATTAGACCCATAGATACTGCTTCTCTTTCTGATGAAGAATTAGTAAGATACTATTATCAACAAAAGATGGATAGTGATGCATTAACCGAGTTTATAGAAAGTTTAAGCGACAATGCTATTAAACAGAAAGCCGAAAAATTAAGACAAGAATTAGGGATTATACAGCCCTCACCTGAAAAGATTGTAGAAATGCAACGTGAGCAACAAAGAGCATTAGAAGAATATATAGAAAAGGCAAAAAGAGAAATAGGCAGAATAGTTACAGAAGAAGGGTTATCATTTACAAGCAAAACAGATAAAGAGAATTTTATAAAATCTATAACTGAAATAAATAATTGGACTGATGAAGATGGAAACTTATTGCATGTAGGCACACTCTTTTCTTATTACGTCAATACAGATTTAAGGGCGTTAGTACATTCTGCGTATGGTTTATGGACGGTAAACGAGCAAAATGAGAAAAGAAGAAGCAATGACAAGTTTATTGAGAACATGAAACAAACGTTAATAGAAACAAAAAATAGTTTCATCAACTTATAGCAATTATATATTTTTTGTATTTTTGTATAGTTATTAAAAAATATATGAGTGCAAATCATTTAAATCGGTATATCTATCGTAGAGGTTCTTCCTTCGGAATGAACATTGTGTCTGACGAACCGCTTGGCGCAAATGGAATGCTTAATTCAGGGCAAATGTTGCGTATCATCTATAAGGGGCAATATGAGCCAACCATAGAAGAGTTGATAGACGGCTTCTCAAAAGATATTACGCAAACAGCAAAAAAAGTAGAAGAAGCTATTGAGGGGGATTGGTATTATTACGGCATAGAGCGGGACGTAAAACCTAATGCGTTAGTGAAATATGTTGTTGCTCCAACGACAGGAAATGTAGGAGAAAACCATAGCGTATTTACTTTGTGTATAGACAACCCAATCTTTATTGACGGAGATATTGTTAAATTCAATTCTGAAAGACAAGCTCGTGTTTTATCTGATGCTGTTTCTATATCAAGTGGAGGAGGCTACAACTATCAATTTAGATTGATTGATGCAGACTTTTTACCCCCATCTGATTACAATGGAATAGATAGTCGTGTGATTAAATTAACTACTGCATATCCAAAAGGTAGCTATGGTAATCCTTTCCATTGGATGTCAGGAATGAGTAAATACAGAACGCCACTTCAAATTTTCAGAAAGGCTTTTGAAATTGAAGGCTCTGCCCTGACAAGGGAAAAAATCATGCTTTGTTATGACAAGCAAACAGGTAAATCTGTATGGTGGAGAGAAGAGCTTGGACGAAGCATGAAGGAATTTGAACAAGAAATTTCTAATGCCATGTTGTTCCAAAAGACTTCTATTCGTCCTGATGGCACAACAACATTATTTGATGCAAAGGGAAAACCTATTTATACTTTTGATGGTATCTATGAAACAGTACGTAAAGCTAACTACTATCAAGTACCTACATTTACGCTTGAAGCCTTACAAGATTTGATTTCCACCATTCTAATTATCACAAAAGAGAGTGGTGCATATAACCATGAGTTTTTAGTGCTTTGTGGCTATCAAGCATTACGTAAAGTACAAAAAGCATTAGGGTCAGAATTGCATTTGTTCCCTATGGTGTTTGACCAAAACTTGTTCTTGCGTAAAGGCGACTACAAAGGTAGATATGGAGTAACCCCTAAAAACAATATCTCTATTGGTTGGACGTTTACTCAATATGAATTTTTGGGTAGCAAAATCAATTTTGTACATTGCCCTTATTTAGATAGCACTATGCTTAACCCAAAAGTAGACCCTGATACAGGTTTTGCGTCTAAATCAAATGAAATGATT